TGCCAACATAGTTTTCATTGATTAAGCCTTGGTTGTCGAATTCTTCTTGCGTGTAGCCCCAAATGCGGGTGCGTAGCTCAAAGTGCAAGTATTCTGCCATGGCTTCCGCTAAGCGATCGCCCACAGCTTGTAGTAAGATAGCGTTGTAGTCATCGCCTGCTGCTTTATAGCCTTCCACTAATTCCATTTCTTCAATACCCGCACAGACGGCGAACATCCCCATCCAGTCTTTTTTGCCGCTTTCGCGATCGGCAATAAAGTCGCTTAAGGCAAAGTTAAACTGGCTTTTGCTGTTTTTGCCACGTTCGGTTTGTTGGCGTAGGCCATAGGCCGTGCCGATTGGTTGTTTGCGATCTTCATCAGAGAAAAGCATGACATCATCGCCCACACGTTCGGCTGGGAAAATGCCTAAAATACCGCTTGGGTTGAGTTTGTGGTTTTGCTCTAATTCATCCAATACCACTTGTGCATCATTCCACACTTTACGAGCTTCTTCACCGCCTTCTGGATAATCAAAGGCATCAGGATAGCCACCCATCAAGCCCCAAATGCGGAAGAATGGCGACCAGTCGATAAATTTACGTAATGTGGCAATCGGTACGTTTTTAAATTCCACAATACCGGTTTGGTTTGGTTTTGGTGGCACGTAATCTGCCCATTCGCCACTAAAGCCATCAAAGCGGTTTGCACGTGCTTCTTCAATGCTGAGCTGTTTACGCAGTGGTTTACGGTTAGAGAAAGATTGCTGAATTTTCTCGTAATCTTTCTTGAATTGTTCCCACAACGCCGCACGGCTTTCAGGGTTCATCAATGTCGCACACACCGTCACCGCACGAGAGGCATTTGAGGTATAAAATACGCCGTGTTCTTTATATTTTGGATAAAGTTTAATTGCTGTATGTTCTTTAGAGGTGGTTG